CCAAACCGGGGATCGATTGGAACGAGGTCATCGACGCGGCCGTCTACGGCGACCTCGCCCGGGGCAGTCGAGGGTCGGGGTTTCGCATGCCGTGGTCGAATAAAAAGGCAAAGTGCGAGGGGTGTCAGGGGAGGGGATGCGACGCGTGTCGGGGAACCGGAAAGATCACCCAAGTCGCCTACCTCCCCGTGTTCGTGTACAGACACGGACCGCTGAGCATGCTCCAGAGGGTGCCCCAAGAACCCACCGTGGAGTTCTTGGAGATGGCCACCGTGCGGTCGAATAGCCCGACCCACGCCACCGTGGAACCTCCGGGGAGGGCGATCAAGGAGGGATGTTTCACGAAAGCACAGATGAAGGACGAGATGACGGACGACGTCGCCAAGGCCACCCTCGAGGCGTTCATTAAGAAACACATGAGGGGACAACAAAACGCGTGTGTCACCAAAATGTTCAAATCCAAGAACCACTTTCTCGTGAGTACGAATTCCAAATATTGTGAAAATCTCCGGAGGGAACACGGAAGCAATCACGTGTGGTTCCTCGTGAGCCCCGACGGCACGGTGGCACAGAAATGTTTCTGTAAGTGCGACACACTTCGGGAGAGGGTGGATGGGTTTTGTAAGGATTTCACCGGGGAGAGATACAAGTTGACCGTGGAACTCCACAAGATGCTGTATCCCACACCGGTGACGTCCACGGGGAAACCGAAGAGGGTGACCAAGTGTGACTCCGTCAAACCCGAACTCGAGTCGTTCATACAAAAACAATTTCCGGGTCACGGGGAGACCAAACTCATCAAAGTCACAAAGGCGAGGGGGTCGTCGTACGTCTTGACCACGAACACACAATATTGCGACATCATCAAGGGTGACCACAAAGAGTGCGTGTCCTTCACGGTGAAAAAAGACATCATCGAACAGACGTGTGGGTGCAGGGGTGGGAGACGTTTGAAACTGTATCCGGATACGTATAAAAAACTATTGTAATGCCATGGCGAAAAAAAATATAATGAAATAGTACCATGATGAAAAGACAAAACGCAATTTCGAAGACGAAGGCGAAACTCATCGCACGACTCGTGAATCAACGCAATGTCCAGAAACGAATCAACGATCGCCTTCGTAAAAAACTCGAAGCGGAAAAGAAGCGCAACGCGCAAATGAAAAAAACCGTCGCTAACCTCCGTCGCAGGGGTATTATTTAATTAATTAGTGCAAAGCACGCAACTCTCGTTCAAGTATGATTTCTTCGCACGTGCACTCGTCCGAGCACGTTTCATCTCTGTAGAGATGGCACGTGTCGCATCGAATGTCCTCCACGGGATAGTCCGGGAGGAATCCCTCCCTCCGGAGGAGATCCGCCATGGCCACCTTGACGTGGACGTGAACACCCTTGAGGAGATCTTTCGCCGTCTTGGTACACTCCTTCACGTAGGGGTGTTTGACGAGGACGAAGGATTTCATCACGTCTTTCGTCTTGGGTCGTTCCATGCCCAAGAGTTCATTCGTGCGCAGTCGTATCTTCGTCTCCACGTCCGTGAGTTCTTCGAGACGTTCACACCTCCCCGTCTCCAAAAACTCGTCGACGATCTCGACTGAACTCTGTCCGACGCCCTGTAAGTTGGCGATGTCCGCGCCACACGTGATCTTCTTGAGACACTTGATGGATTCCGCAACCTTGGCGAAAGACGCGGCGCGCCCGTCGTCCCCGTGTTCGACGTAGGCACGGCTGAGGGACTCGAACAGTTCGACTATTTCTTGCATGCTCCGTGAAGTGACGATCTTGGGTGCCCACCTGAAAAAGTTTTTATTTTTACAAACACATATGTCAACAATTATGTTGTCTCAAAAAAAAATATTATTGTTGTGAAGATCCCTTGTAGACCCTACCTCCAAAAAGGTTAAAATTTTATACCCGACCCATATTTCACTGTCCACGTCCACTCTCACCGGAAAAAGTTTTTATTTTTACAAACATATTCCAACATAATTGTGTTTTGAAAAAAAAATATTTTTTGGAAGATCGATCTTGGATGTCCACCCTCACCGGAAAAAGTTTTTATTTTTTACAAACATATTGCAACATAATTGTGTTTTGAAAAAAAAATATAAAATATTTTTACACCATTAAAGATTATAGTGACACTTTTTGTCAAGTATGTCGTGTGAGGTGTGTTGTGAAAAATATAATCGGAAGCAAAACACACCGGTGAACTGTCCGGCATGTGAACTGAAAAGCTGTCGAAAATGTAGTGAAACGTACCTCCTCTCCATTTTCGAAGAGCCACACTGCATGGGATGTAAGGCACAGTGGGACAGACAGTTCATCGACTCGTGGTGCACCCAGGTGTTCCGTAACAACGCGTACCGGAAGCACCGGGAAGAGGTCTTATTCGAGAAGGAAAAAGCCTTGTTCCCACAGACGCAGTTGATCGTGGAGAAGGAGTTGAAGAGGAGGAAACTCATGGACGAGATAGAGAAAGTGCGCGGGGAGGTGTTCCGGTTGTGGAGGCACCACGGCATCACTCACATGACACACCAACTCCTCCGGTGGACGTTGTTCGTGGAGGGCAAGTACCCGGACGTCCGGGTCGTGGTCGAGAGGCTCGAGAATTTGTACCGACAGATGGACGAATTACGCGCCGAAGACGAATCGGACGCGGCCAAGAAATTCGTTCGAAAGTGTCCCACACCGGAGTGTCGTGGATTTTTAAATCGTGAATTCCACTGCTCCCTCTGTGAGAGGGACTACTGCGAGAAGTGTAACGAGTCCACCGGTGAGGGTCACGCGTGCGACCCGGAGACGGTCAAGACGATCGCCCTCATCAACAAAGACTCCAAACCGTGTCCCAAGTGTGGGGTGGTCATCCACAAACTGGAGGGGTGCACGCAGATGTGGTGTCCCTCGTGCCACACCGCCTTCAACTGGCGCACCGGGGTGATCGAACTCGGGAGGATCCACAATCCCCACTACTTGGAATTTCGACGGAAGGGGGGAACCCTCTCTCGGGAACACTCGGACATTCCATGTGGGGGCACGCCCACGTTCGCGGAGTTGCGCTCCATCACCGCACCGGAGGAACTGTTGATTTTCCGGATAGAGATCGACCAGTTCGAGAGGGAGATCCGGTGGGTGTACGACCGACCGCAGAGCACGGATTACCCGAGGCGCCTGTACCTCATGAACCAACTGTCCACGGAAGATTTCAAGAAGGAGATACAAAAGAGGGACAAGAGAAACCAAAGGAACAAGGAATTGCATCACTTGTTCCAGATGCTCGTGGACACGTGTGGAGATTTCCTTCGACAGTACATGATGGAACAAAACACCCAACGCGTGGTGGACGACATCAACGGCGTGATCGAATACGCGAACGAGGTCATCGGGAACATTCACCGGAGATACAAGTGTTACACCCCCCGGCGCATAGAAAAAATATATTGTTAAATATCAGATGTCCCTCGCATTGATCATCGCCCTGTTACTGTTCGTGTACCTCCTCGTGCCCACGTACGAGCGACCGAGGGTGTTACCCGGTTTGGTCTCGGAGGACGAGCGAAAGTACATCATGGAGAAGGCGCGCCCGGACTTGCGACCCTCCACGGTGGCACAGGACAGAGTCCTCGACACGAAGAATCGGGTGAGCGAGACGGCGTGGCTGGACAACAACGACCCGGTGATATCCGAGGTGGTCTCTCGGTGCATGAAGCACGTGGACAGACCTGTGCGCAACTGTGAAAACCTTCAGGTGCTCCGGTACGGGGAGGGGGGATTTTACAATTTCCACCACGACTCCCTGGGGGGGAAGAATCAGCGCATGTACACCTTCATCGTGTGCCTGAACGACGACTTTGAGGGTGGAGAGACGAAATTCCCAAACATCAACAAGTCGTACCGGTTGCGGGCGGGTGACGTCCTCTTGTTCGATTGTCTGAATAATTACGAGTTCAAAGATTTCAGAGCCATCCACGGGGGGTTACCGGTGACCTCCGGTGAAAAGTGGATATGCAACCTGTGGGTGCACAAATACGAATACACCCCTTAAAGGATTCCCTCTACATATCGATAATGTCGACTTTTTGGCACACCCAACCCGCTCCTGGAAGGGGGGAGGTCGTCCCCCTGGAGGCCACGGATGAACCGGTGACCCTCCCGGACGGTCTCTCGTGGTCGACGTGCACGCACAACGAGTTGACGAATTTCATGGAGCACCACTACCT